GGTGGTCCTAGAACGCCGGGAGTCACCAGATCAGGGCGCCTACCGGGCGACGATATTTGTCAACGAGCGGGCGAGGCAGGGGCCAGACCTCGACATCACGGGGCTACAGGTCGAGAACTATATGCGGAATCCTGTCGTGCTCTGGAGCCACGATATGAGTGGCAAGACCGCGTCGGCGGGCCTGCCCATCGGGCGTACTAACCGTATGACGACCACGGACGGCAAGATTGAAGTCGACTTCGAGTTTCTCACCGACGACCCGTTCGCTGACCGGGTTCGTAACGCCTGGGATAAGGGGTTCCTTAAGGCCGCGTCGGTCTCTTGGCTCCCACTAGAGAGCGAGCAGGGCGAGGACGGGAACCAGCGCGATATCCGCTCTGATCTTTTGGAGTGGTCCATTGTTTCGGTGCCGTCAGACCCCGACGCTATCCGACAGGCGCACTCCCGCCTCATGGTCTCCATGTTGACCGACCCGGTATCTGACGCCGACGTCTGGGCTGGATACCGCCAGGAAGGCGACGAGGTTGAAACCGAGGACACGCCAGAGGAAGCGGCAGGGCCGTGCTGGGAGGCGGGCAACCCTAGCTGCACCATCCGGCAGGCACTAGACGCCGAGGCCGAGGAGGAGCCAGCAGCCGAGGAAGAGCCAGAGCCAGAGGAAGCGGCAGTCGACGCAGAGCGATTATTGGCAGCGGTGCGCGGCATTAATACCAAACTGAGGGGTGCGAATAATGTCTGACTGGACGGAGAAGATCGGTCGGGAACTGGGGCAGATTAACCAGTTCGTCAGCGAGAGGTTCAACCCTGTCACCGAGCAGGTCGACCTCCAGGCGGAGGAAATCGACAGGCTCAAGACGGGCGTTGCCGAGGTGCAGGAGACCCAGCGTGAGGCGAAGCGGGCGCAGGTCCGGGCCAGCGCAGGGGACGAGGAGCTTCGGGTGCTCGATGGCCCCTACGCCGGAATGGATGCCGTTGACCTGGCGCTCATGAGGGGCATTGCGGACAGCACGAGCCGTCCGTGGTCGGAGAAGGTGGCAGAGGCCACCGGGCAGCTAGTAGACGCGGCCAGCGGGAGGGTCTCCCCGGAGACCGAGCGGAAGTTCGCGGGTCACCCATACGCCACGCCAATGCTTCGGGAGTTCAGCCGGGCGATTGACTCCACCACCCGCGCATTGACGTCGACGGGCTCGGCCACTGGTGACGAGCTGGTGCCGACGCTGGAGGCTTCGGCGCTCTGGATGGACGTGAACCTACAGACCCAGATCGCCCCGCTAATTCCGACCATAGCGATGCCCTCCAACCCGTTCGATATTCCAACACAGCTAGGCGACGTAAGCTGGTATCCGGGGACCGAAAATACCACGGCGACGGAGTCCACCCCGGCGACTGCGAAGAAAACCCTCACCGCCTACGAGTTGGTCAGCCAGGTCAGCTTCTCGTTCTCCATCGAAGAGGACAGCATCATCGCCCTGCTGCCTGAGATTAGGTCAGGACTGGTGAGGAACGCAGCCGAAGTGTTAGACGACGTGATTTTGAACGCGGACACTACGGCCGCGAACAGCATCAACGCAGACGGCGCAACTATCGCGACCTCGACGGCGAATAAGGCGCAGTGGCTCATTGGCTACGACGGCCTCCGCCACGCCTGCCTGATCGACAACACGTCCCAGGCCAACAACCACAACGCGGCGGTCAGCGATGACATGTTTAACGAGATTCGTAGCAAGCTGGACAAGTACGGCACCAGGCCGTCAGAGCTAGTCTGGATAATGGATGTCAACACCTTCATCCGAGCGCAGGGAATAAGCAACTTCCGAACCATGGATAAGCTCGGCCCCAATGCCACTATCCTGACCGGGATGCTTGGGTCAGTGTCCGGGATTCCCGTGATCGCGTCCGAGATGATGCGGCTCGCGGACACCGACGGCAAAATAACCAGCGCGGGTAACAGCGCGGACACCGGCTCCTTGTTAATCGTGAATAAGGGCCAATGGTTCCAGGGGTTCAGGCGAGATATGGCGGTGGACGTATTCCGAGATACTCAGAAGCGGAGCAACATCGTGACCATCTCCTTCCGTCACGCGCTCACGCAACGAGCGACCCTGTCAGCGCAGAGCCACACGGCGTTGCAGTATGACATCACCGGCGTCAGCTAGGGCCCGACGGCTGGCGGTAGTTAGGGCGGGGCGGCCTTAAGCCGCTCCCGCCCTGGGAGTGTTCATGGGCAAGGTTCGGAATATCACGACGGACGATCTGGGCTATCGCGGGCAGGTATTCCCGGCCGGGGAGGCTGTAGAGGTGCCGACAGCCCAGGCCGTGGCGATGGCGGAGGCTATGCCGGACAGGTTCCGGCTGGCCCGCGCCTCCAACAATCGCTCGATGGCTGACAAGAAGTCAGAGAACAGGGCGGTGGATTAATGGCCCTCATTGGCACTATCACCGTGACCTCGGCAGGCACCGCAGTGCAGGCCGGGACGTCCGGCACTGTGCGGGGCATCATGTGGCGTGCCCGGGCCGACAACACTGGCATAGTCTACGTGGGATACTCCGCTGTCAGTTCCTCGAACGGGGTGGCTATCTCGCCCGGAGATGCATTCACGGTACTCTTCGATGGGTACGAACGACTTGAAAGCTGGTATGCCGACGCCGCTACCAACTCCGACAAGGTCGATTTCGTAGCCGACAATAGTTAGGGCTGGCGGGTGGTGGATGGAGGATAGATATGGCGACTTCGCACACACCGACCCATGCGATGGGTTCACAGACGGTGGCAACGGCTGGCACCGCTGTTAGGCTCCACGCCACGTCGCTTCGCGCCCGTAGGGTCTTAATCTATGCCCAGAAGGCAAACAGCGGGCAGCTATTCGTGGGCGGCTCTGATGTTGCCTCCTCAACGGCTACCGGGCTAGATGGTGGCGAGAGCGTCACCTTAGAGACCGAGAAGAACTTCCTCGACCTATACGACATCTGGGTAGATGTCGGCACTAATGGCGACAAGGCGGATTTCTTCGCGCAGAAGGTATAGCTGTGGCAAGGAACGCGACCTTCCGAGGCGCGAATCTCCAGTATGTAGCGGCGCCCAAGAGCCTGGCCGGTCTGTCGGATGTAACCGTGGCGTCCGCCGCCAACCTGGACCGCCTCCAATACTCCACCAGCGCGGGCAAATGGGTCGACGTTGTAGCCCTGACCACGCCCCAAATTGAGGACGCCAGCGCCGACCATCAGTATGTCTTCGCTGTCTCTGAGCTAGCGGCAGACCGCACCATCACGCTGCCGTTGTTGACTGGCAACGATACCTTCGTCTTCGCCAGCTTTGCGGCGACCTTGGCGAACAAGACCCTTACGAGCGCAGTCCTCAACACTGGTGTATCCGGCTCCGCCGTCCTCGATCAGGACGATATGTCGGGCAACTCGGCCACGCAGCTGGCGACTCAGCAGAGCATCAAGGCATACGTTGACGCCCAGGTGGCGACAGAGGACACGCTGGCCGAGCTGAATGATACGACCATCTCCGGGCCGGCCAGCCTCGACGTCCTCCAGTACTCCGGCAGCGCGTGGGTGGACCGAACCTATGCTGAGGCGGGAATCGTCTCTCTAACGGGCTCTGAGACGCTCACAAACAAGACCCTGGCGTCACCAGTGATCACGACTGGGGACATTAACACGCCCGATATCGACGGAGGAACTGTCGACGCCATCACGAGCCTGACCGTGGCGAACAACGTGGACGTCGGGAGCTACACGGTACGAGCCTCGGGGTTCCTGGCTGACGGGCTGACCTCTGGGCAGGTGGTCTACACCGGCACCGATGGCGTCCTCTCCTCTGAGGCAGCGTTGGCGTACAACGCTGGCACCAATACACTGACAGCCACGAACATCGCGGGGACGCTCTCCACGGCAGCACAAGCTAACATCACTTCAGTAGGGACATTAACTGATTTGACGGTTAGTGGCACAAGCACCACTATCGGCACGGTGACTTCTGGTGTATGGAATGCTGGTGCAGTGACCAGTAGTGGTTTAATCACAGGCACGGATTTAAGCATTAGCGGTACAAGCACGACTATAGGCACGGTGACTTCTGGTACATGGAACGCAGGAACCGTTGCCGCATCGGCCAGCGGCATTAACTCATTTGAACGTACAACGTCAGCCACAACTACTTCCTCATCGCCATTAAGGGTTTGGCATACAACTAGCGGAAATATGGCAGATGGTTTTGGCGCTGATATCTTGTTCAGAATTGGAGACCCCGCTGAGCCCGACTCGTCTATCGGT